GCTGGTCTTGATCCTGCGCGTATGTCGCCGCCCTTAACGAGTCCATCGCACCCAATGGCTCAACGCCAAGTGCCAGACTTACAACCAGCAAGATCGGATAATACTGCGTGGCGTGGAATGGCATCAAGAAGTCCATCAGCACCGTGGGCAACGGCCCCTACATATGAAGACAGATACACCATGCAATCTGATCCGAATAGATGGACAAGTGGCGCAGCAATGAGAGGTCAGCAACAGTATGGAAATAGTCCATCTAATCCTTCATATCAACCTATTGCACAAGCTCCTAGAGGTCAGATGATTGAGACAACTGATCCCGGTGTAGGTTATGGTAATAGTCCATCCAATCCCAATTGGGGTCAGGAGAGGGGCGGTTCAGTAGGTAGAATGGGGCCAATGAATGCTCCAGTCAGCGCAAACTATAGTGCGATAAGCCCGTCAAACAGAATTGCTGGTAACATTGCGGCGGTAATGCAAGGTAGACAGGGGCCGAGTCCCAGCACAAGTCCATACTTAAATCAGTCAGGTAGACTTGAAAGCCCACCTAATGCGCGACCGTGGACAGGCTTTGGCCCAACAGGGCAACCCGTACCAAGCAGACAACCCGTACAAAAAGGAATACCTAGAGAATAATTATGGCATACAACAGAAAAAAGGGCGGACAAGCTTTAATGGAGATGTCCCGTAAGAGTGGTCAACGCAAACGTGCGACAGCAAAGAAATTGCGTGATCAAGTTAGGCGTAATGTTGCAGAGGGTTCTAAAACTCCTGCTCAACGCGCTGCGGTAACTAAACGTGGTGGTACAACAATAACGTACAAACCAAAGCCTAGTCCGCAGCTAAAGCCAGCGACCAAGAAAGTTGCCAAGAAAGCAGCACCAAAGCCTGTTGTTAAAAAAGCTGCACCAAAAGCAGTTGCCAAGAAGGCAACGCCTAAAAAGAAATCATTAACACCAGCGCAAAAGTTGGCTAATGATCAACGGCGCAAGAATCTTCGGTCTGAAATAGAAGGTAGATTTAAAGGTGATAAGCTCAGTAATCCACTGGGTATGACTTCGCTGCTTGCTAAGATATATGGTAAAGACATAAAAAATATGACGCACTTGGACGAGGCTGAACTCGCGGGAAAAGCTGCACTCGACTTAGGTATTGGAGTAGCAACTGGTGGTACTATTAAAGCGGCTGGTGGGGCAAAGAAAATCGGCGGCGCAGTCGTAAAGGGAGTCAAAGCTACAGGTCGCGGAGCTGCCACAGGGGCTAGAGCTACAGGTCGCGCTGTGGCAACTGGTGCAAAAGCTACTGGTCGAGCTGCTGTAACGGGAGCTAAAGCCACAAAACGTGCCGCAAGAAAGGCTAGAGTTGGCTTGAAGAAAGCTGATCGCAAGCTGTTGAAGGCGCAAGGATTGAGCCGTCAAGGTGGTAAAGTTCGTAAGATCAAAGAGCCGAATCCATTTGGTAAAAATGCTGCTAAAGGATCGAAGCCCAAGCCGAAAGCCAAGTCCGGCAAAAAGAATCCTTTTGCGGGATCAGACAAGCCAAAGCCAGCAGCGAGAAAAGCTAAAAAAGCTGCACAGCAAGATGCCCACATAAAAGCGCGACGTGCGGATAGGGTTAAAAAGGGTAAGCGTAAGGCAGATGAAGCGCGTAAGGATGCCGTAGCCGCAAACAAGCGAGCGGCTGAGAAGGCAAAAGCTTTGAGAGTTGAAAAGGGTTACGCGCAACAGAGAATTGACGCAAGGAAAGCATCAAGGAATCGAAGGCGTAAGTCATGACCGAGAGGCAACAACTGGATGAGTTCACTCGTAGAATTTGTCACGCAGTTGAGTATTCCGAACAGGAATTGGACTTGACTTTGGAGCAAATGATTGGTGTAATAGAAGTTGCCAAGCAAATGTTAGTTGAGCGATTTTTACATGAACCTAGATGATTTAAAAGTTCTTGCGGCTTCGGTCTCAGGATTAGGAAACTGGTTACTTGAAATTGATATTCTATTAAAAGTTACAATCAGTTTAGTAACGCTATTATATATTACACTTAAAGTGCAGGAACTACTGAGGAAAAAATAATGCTATCAGGAAAGAAAACATATATGACGGCAGTTGGCGGGATACTCGCGGCTGTGGGTGCTTATTTCTCCGGTGAAATGGAGATGGGCGTGATGATAAACGTGGTGATCACCTCGTTGCTGGCAGTCTTTCTGCGGAAAGGTGTGAAGAGCGACACGAATGGGGATAGTTAAACTACTTGCATCGCTGTTTAAGGCCATACCGTCATTGGAACGGTTGGTCTATAAACTTGCAGATGCCTTGAAGGAAGCCAATGCAAAGAATCGGCTGGAAGACAAGTTGGGCCACATTGATGCTCTTATCGATGGTGAGCGCGTGCAGCACACCACAGTTGGAGGGAGTCAAGGAGTTAAGCCAGCATCCACAGTTTCAAAAGGCAAGGGAAGCAGCGCCAGAGTTCACAAGGGCCGCACTAAAAAAGGTAGCAAAACTGGAGTATGAAATTGAGCGTCGGTGACAGAGATGAATTGCGCGATGACTTGGATGAGTTACTGGATGCTGTACGGGAATTAAAGCATGAGTTGGGCAACGATAACGAAGAGGTCAAGTCAAGCGGTGGTCGCCATCACAAAAAGAACTACAACAACGGTGGCGGCTATAACAAAAAGAGCAAAGCCAACAATCGTCGCAATCACTAAACGATGAGTGCTGAATACATAATTGACAGGTTCGGACGCAAGGTTGGCCTTAATGCAGGTGACGCCAATCAACGTTACGTCATTCTCGACTTCCTCAACGAGGCAATGCAGTCAGTATATGAACACGTTGATATTCCCGGCTCATTGGTTGAAGAAGAATTTTACGTTGCTGGCGATCAACGAATTGCGTTGAGTCGTGATGTCCACGCCATTCGTGCGATGCGCGAAAAGGAGTCGAAGCTAACATGGAGTATTAACAATCTCCTATCAGAATATAATCAGAACAACTGGCGAAGTGACAATCGTTGCTGGCGAGTGGTTGGTTACAACCCGCTTAAGAAATCCTTGGCATCTGCAACAACCGCTACACGCGGATCAACTGCGACAGGTCTGACGTTGCACGCTTATGCTAACATTGCCGCAACAGAGAAGTTTGCAGTTACGTTTGAGACATCCACATCAGACAGGCAAACAGTCACGATAACTCCCGGCGCACACACAGGATCATCACCAGATCCAACTGCCATAACACTTGCAACGCATCACACAATATCGGGTATATCGAGTATTCGCCGTTTCGACACAAACAACGAGCGTTACGGGAATCACGCAGAGGATAGTGGCGGCTTGATGAAGCTTGTGGATACAGCCGACACATCAATTGTTTATTCTGAGATACCACACGACGAGACTGAGGCTCAGTACATGATAGTGGACATCTCCGAGTTTCCTTGGGATGACACGGCGGCACAGGATGATTCACACACTCTGCAAGTTTTGTACAAGAAGAAGCTGAAGCACATCAAGAGCGACAACGATCCATTCCCACTCTACGGTTTTGAGAATATCGTGATGCACAAGATGATGCAGTTGTTTATGGAGGAGCAGGGCAAGTTGCAAGAGGCGATGGTTTATGACGGCAAAGTGACACGCGATTTGGGTCGTAAGATAGCTGACCTTGAGCGTGGACAAAAACGTATCATGCAATTCGGGCGACACGGGCATGATGCAATTACGCTGGCGAGACGCTGGCATTATCACCGTGGCTGATTACTCACAACAATCGTTTGTTGGCGGCATGAATATGTCGGTGGATGACACTCGACTGGGAGAAGATGAGTACAAGTTTGCCAAGAACATTCGCAACCGTTTTGGCACACTTGAAGGGATCAAGAACGTCAGCGACATCTCCAGCAGCATCGGCGCATTTACAACCAACCCGCCAATCCAAGCAATCTACTCTATTGGCGAGTTCGTTTTTCTCTTCTTCAAGGGAGGCTGCAAGTATCGTAAGCCATTAAATCCCGACAGCACATGGGCCGTCCTCTATAATGGCGGCACAATGGACACAGCAGCGGAGATATTTGTTCAGGCTGTCCCGGCGTCCACGCAAAACTTTCTACGCAAGGAAACGCAAGTAGCGGGCGCATCACTTGAGTTGGATACAGAAGTTCCAGTTCAAAGAACAGTAGCAGCGATCATTGTACAAGACGGCGTAAGCCAACCAAGGATCATAGAAATTGCTGGTGGTAAGGCAACTGATAGGGCAGCCAAGACTTATGCAGAATGGTCTGATGGAACTTATACATCACGCGAATACATTCCAATAGGGAAGCAAATGGCGTTCTTCAACAACAAGCTGTTTGTTGTTAGCATAGACGGCACAGAAATTTATCATAGCGTAAGTGGTCGCCCAATGGATTTTGTTGTACCGATTACAACATCAGGCAATAAGATAAACGCAGACGAGACAATTGGCGGCGCACCGGCAACGGCTTACACGGTTGGCTACAACATGATTACAGCGTTGTCCGTGTTAAACAATGAGGCACTTTTCGTCTCAACAGTCGGTGGTAGTTATGCTGTTTCGCTGGACTACACGATGACTGTGTTTGCCGAGCCGATGTTCAAGAAGCAATATCTGTTTACAGCCAACTCAATCAATCAACACTCGTTTGTTGATTTGTTGGGTGACTTCGCCTTCATTGATCCAGAGGGCTTGAGGTCGTTCAATGCTGTGATGCAATCGAAGAATGAGGGACGCAACTCAATCTTCTCACTCAAGGTCGCTCAGTTGTTTAGAGGTGTTGTGCAGGAAACGAAGAAGTGTGCCGCAATTGTCTTTGATGACTACGCCTTGTTCGCTTGTAATACAATTTTTGGTCACGGTATTCTCGTCTTTGACACGCTTACAAAACAGTTTGTAAGTTTCGATCAACTCACAGATGACAGCAACTCTAACATTGGGCCAGTCATAAACTTTGCCAAGGTGGAGACAAACAACAAGCGTGAGCTATTTGCAATCACACATGGAACAACAACCAGCTCAGGCGATCCAGCCTACAAATGTGTTAAGTTATATGAGGGTTCTAACTTCGCAACGGCATACGTCGAGACTAAAGCATTTTGCACCAAC